CGGTCATCGGCGTTTGGGAGGGTAGTAATCAGGGGATCGAGCTCTGAGCGCATTCTGGCCAGTTCTGAGCGCGTTTCCTGGTATGCTGTGTCGAGGTCAGCCATACGGACAGCGCCGTCTCCGGTTTTATCTGACAGGGCGTTGCCGGAGCCGGGCATGCCGGTGATCACGGTCGTGATCTTGGTGGCCTTGGCGAATTCCCGCTCAATCCGCCACTGGATTTTCATTTGCTCCCTGATCAGGCGTCTCATCTGATACAGATTGACCATCAGCATGCACCTCCCATCTCAGCATCCAGTTATCGCAGCCGTGCGGCTGTTTTTCGGGGTGTTCGCATTCTCCGATCGCCTTGTCCTCGCAAAATTCGCACGGGCTGCCTCCGGCGATCATGTGGGCAATGCACTCGTTGTAGGCCTTGATATCCAGCGAAGCCATGGCGTTGAGGGCCTGCTGCTGCTCCAGGGCCTTCCGGACGAGTTTTAGGGACTGTTTCGCGTTCATTGTTTGCCTTTCTCCTTTGCAAGATATTTAATAGCCACCGTTGCGTCTGCGAATTCGTAGCCCAGCGGAGGCTGATTCACCACAAACCGGATGGTGGGCCGGATCACGTCCAGCTGTTCGGAATAACCGTCCAGCTGCCTCAGGAGCAGCCGGATCCCATCAGCCACGTCCTGGGCGAGGGTCGCCGGATCCTCTGACCATTTCAGGGCTGTATAGCTCCCGTGCCAGGTGTAGCCTTGCTCCAGGAGCCGGTGCTCTTCTTCCATCGAATTCATTGCTTATGCCTCCAGTCTGCTCTCTGCTGCCACGATGCTGTCACAGATCTGCCGGTACACGTCCACCAGGTGCTGGTGGTAGTTGATCTTGTCCTTCAGCATCGAATACATGATCAGGTTCATCCGCCACTCCTCGAAATCATGCCGATTCGGAAGATGCCCGGCAGCCTCGTACACCAGTCTTTTATCCTTGATGCCGTGCTTGTAAATGTATTCCTTCTGCGTCATTTCTGTTCAATCCTCCGGATCCATCTGTTCATTTTCTCGTTTTTGATCCGGTCGATGTCAACAATGTTCAGCTTCAGCTGATCCACGTACAGCATGACATCAGCCACCTCTTCGTAAAGGTCATCAATGGCCACGCCTTCCGTCTTCGGTGTCGGGTTGGTCTTGTCGTACACCCTTCGCAGCTTCAGCGCTGCCTGGGCAAGCTCTGAGGCCTCTTCCGCCAGTCCCGCCAGCAGCTCGACCACCGGAAGGATCGTCGTACCTGGTAACATGTTCGTCAGCTCCTTTCTCGCTCTCTCTGCTACCTCGTGGGCTACTTTGTTCAGATCGAGTACTATAAACTCAGCCATTTCCACTTCACCGCCTTTCTTGCCAAAGGTGACAGAAGCCGTCTTTCGGTAAAGCGTAATGTTCCTGTATTGGACAGGCGGTGCCGTTTGCTAAACAATCTGCATTCCGTCCACAGGCGGCACATACGTGCTTCTTATTTTCTCTTGCCCATGTTTCGTATAAGGCAATCGTGTCGAATATGTACGTAAGCACCGTGTCCACTGCTTCTTTTTCCGTTTCCATGCGGATTGTTGTTTCTAAGTCATCCGTACCAACCCTGTCTTTCATCATCTTTACAAGAATTTCAGCTGCTTCGTTTATCTTCATTCCCACTTCACCTCATCGCCATATGAAATTCCCACCACCCGACCCGCCGAACCCTGGGCGTCTAGGGGATCCCGGTCTACTGTTCGCTCGAAGACCTGCTATTTAATTATGTCCCAGGGTAAGGACTGCATATGGCATCAGGCCACGGCGACCAGGATCAGCGGGGAGCTGCTCCTTTCTAACCTGTCGCCATGGCCTGCGACGCCCATCAGGAATCCGATTCCTTTTTCGCCTGCTTCGGCACTTCCTGCACCGGCGGCTGCGCCTGCTGTTGATTCTGCATGCTGAAATTCACGCCCTTCATGCTGGTCAGCAGTGCAATCATCTTTTCTATCACGCTCTGAACGTTCTTTCCGGTGATCTTGATCTCGTACATTTTTCTGCTCCTCCCATCGTTTTGTAACCATGTAACGTAATTAACCGAAATTCCCTATATATAATATTTTTTATATTGTACATATTGTTTTTCTGGTTACCTTGGTTACATTTTCTTAGAATCATTAAAAAAGTGTTATAATATAAGGGGTTTGGGGGTGTAACTGAGTTGTAACTGAGTTGTAACTGAGGTAACCGACTCAGCCAGACTCAGAAGGGGGCTCAGAAGGGGATCCTCCGCATCATTCTCCGGTACGCCTTCTGAACGCCCCATGGGGTAAACCGGACAGCCTTCTCGCTGCGTTCCCATCCCGGCATCTCGTTCATGATCTTGGCGATCTCGATGCTGTCGGCCCGCCCCGGCTTGCTCTCCTCTGGTTGGTTTAGCGCCCGGTGCCACAGCTCGATCACGCATACGGCGGATCCCTCCTCGCGTTTCACATCGTCCAGGTACTGCTGGATTGCACCCACCCGCCAGTCATCCTCTTCGGCGTTGTTCTGTGCCTCCCGGATCACTGACAGCAGATCGTACCGGGCGTACGGTTTCAGGTCTCCGGCCTTGTACCGGGCCAGCGCCTCCGCCCAGCACTGGCGGATATACTCCCGCAGTTCCGTTTCCCGGCCAAGCAGGTCGTATCCGTCCTCCGCGCACTGGATGGGGTAGAACCTCCGGTTTCCCGTCTTGTCGCTGAGAAACTGCGGATTGTTGGTCGTTCCGATAAAGATGCAGCGCCGGGGGATGGTCTCCACATGGCGGCTGTACGGGGCGCGGTAGTTGTCCTCCTGGGCGGTGATGTACGCCTTGACGGCCTCTGCTTCCTTGACCCGCGTCATGGCCATCAGCTCGGCGACCTCGCCGATCCATACGCCCCGAAGTGTCTCGATGCCCTCCTTCCCGCTGATGGTTTTGATCTCGCGGAAGAACTGGTCATCGATGTTCAGCCACCGCACCAGGGTGCTTTTCCCGCCGCCCTGGCGGCCCACTAACACCACCATATCGTCATATTTGCAGCCAGGTCGGTATGCCCGGTGGATCCCTCCGGCAAAGATCAGCCTGGACACCTCCCGGGTGTAGTCGTTGTCATCGCACTTCACCGCGTACCGGAGAAAGTGCTCGATCCGGCTGACGCCATCCCACTTCAGGCTCTCCAGCAGATCAGTCAGCGGGTTCACGCGCTGATTGCTGAAATAGATCCGACTCGCTGCTTCCAGCATCTTCGGGTTATACAGCCCGTAGTTCTGCTGAAAGAATGCCGTCATCTGGGCGTCGTTGACGTCTGTCCACTGCACCCAGGTCTTGTCCTGTGATCGCCACCATTCCTGCCTGCCGGTCATCTCGTTCAGCCGCAGCCGCTCGCCGTATGTTTCCTCCATCAGGTTAACAAATAGGTCGATGCGCGGCTTCTGTGCTGCCTGGAGTCCGGCGGACATGCTGGCCTGGCTTTTCTTGCGCGGTTGCTCATCCTCGAACGGGACCTCTTTCGCCACTCTATCACCCCCTCTCTGATGGTTTCATATTCCCTCTGCTCATCCTCCAGCCGTTCCAGGCTGTCGGTGATCATCTGGATCCGCGTCCATTCCTGCGCGGTGCGTTTTTCCTTGGGTTTTTCCTCTGCTTTCTGCAGCTCATGGAACCAGTAGGTGATCATGTATTCGTTCGTTTCCTGCTCCTTCTGAATGTATTCCAGCATCGCACTCTCTATGCCGTCCAAATTGGCCGTCAGGGCGCGTCTGCTGCTCTCCTCCAGTGGATCTTCAGGAATCATGAGACCCATGTTCATGACCGCGTCAATGGCCTTTACGGCGGTGGTGAATCCGCAGCCCTCATGCTCCATCACAAAGTCGATCACGCTGCCGCCCCGCCCGCATCCGAAGCAGTGCCAGCCGCCGTCCTTCGGGTATACCTTCAGGCTGGCGTTTCGGTCGCCGTGGAACGGGCAGGGCATGAATCCGTGCCGCGTTGTGTATCCGTAGAAGCCCAGGACGGCGTCCATGCTGACGGTGTCCCGGATGATCTGGGCGGCTTCCCTTATGTCCACGGGATCGCCCCCATGGTCATCTGCTCCGGCTCCGCCCGGGCGGCCTCCTCCCGGCGTCTCTGTGCGTCCCCGAACCAGTCCATCACCGCCAGGAACAGGCACTGGGCCAGCTCCAGATCGCGGCCCTCGTACCTGGCTCCTGTCTCGCTGACGTCCCGGGCGAACTCCGTCCACTCCTGCGGGCTGCCCTTCATGTTGCGATACTTTTCGTAGAGGAGATACGCCTCCTCCCAGATCTTCCGCTCGTTCGGTGACAGGTTTGTCATGTTCTCTTTCCCTCCAGGTATTCGAGCAATTGTTTTCCGGTGCTCCGGCTGTCGCAGAACCGGAACATCACGCCGTACTTGTCCTGCATGGTGTACATGGCCTTGCGCAGAATCTTCGGATCAAAAAGGCACATCGGGGTGCCGTCCTTCTTCACCGGAGACCGCCATAGATCCAGCCGCCCGTGCGGCAGCGCCTCCTCCACCAGGACGATCAGCTGAATGCCGCAGCGCTGCGCCCGTTCGCATTCGTCCCGGAACCGCTCGTGCTCCTGGAATACATCCATCGCCAGCTCCTTGACGTCCATCTTGGTGTCGATGCAGATATCATGCCGGTTGGCGATAGCGTAGTCTCCTACGCACATCGCCTGCCGGATGATCTCGATGCCCCGCTTCTCGCAGTAGGCGTGGATGTTCTGGTGCTTTCCGATCTGGTTCCGGGTGTCCTCGAACAGAACCATCAGAAGGGCAGCTCCACGTTCTCGACCGGCGTAAAAGTCGGGGCCGCCTCCGTGGTCTGGCTGTCCTCGCGGGGCTTCCGGGGCTTCATGGCCTTGACGTTCCCGGCCCGGATCTCGCTGACGGTTTCCAGCCGCCCGATCCGGGTGAACTCGTTGCCGTTGTAGGTGTCCTTCTGCATGTTGATGCCGATGGCCTTGCCCTTCAGCTTGGTCTCGTCGCCGTCCCAGTGGAAGTCCGGATTGCTCTTCTCAACCCGGAAAATCATGTCGTTGAACCGCTTCTTGTCGCTGTCGGGGTACTGGCTGCTGCTGTTGGGGTGGGGGATGCGCAGCCGGTAGTCGCCCTTGTACTTGACGGCAAACTGGCCGCCGCGCTCGCTGTCGTGCTGGTACCGCTTGGTGAAGTATCCGGCGTATTCGCCCTCCGTTACCTCGATCCGCAGGATCAGCGTCTGATCCGGCTCCGTCCCGTCAATTTTCACGTTGTTGATCTGGGCGATGTACGGCCCCTCCGGCAGCTGCGGGTAGCTCTCGCTCTTCTGTTCTTCTGCTTTCATTCCGTCATAATGGATCATTTTCGTTTTCCTCGCTTTCAATAATTTGTTGGTGGATCGGCAGCGGGCACCGCTGTCCGATGGTTTCCTTCCAGTAGGGGAGCAGTTCCGCTGTCAGGTTGCAGCGCATCCGGCTCCCGGCGTTCTCTGCGTGGCTGAACTCGCAGTACGCGCAGCTTACCTTCCCCTTCGGGAAGTGCAGCTGCACCGTGATCTCATAGTCCTCGTATTCGAGGCACTTTCCCGTTCCGGGCGGTCTTGGCATCCGTCATCACCTCCTCACTCGAATGCCCATCCGTGTTCGACTTCCTTGTTTTTCCGCTCGAATTCCTTCATGGCGTCCTCGATCATCCCGAAGACGTCCTCGTACTGCCGGGCAAACTCCGGCGAGCAGTCCTCGAAGGCATCCTTCATCCGGTCGTAGGCAGCTGCCAGGCTGCCCTCCGCCTCCTTCATCATGTCCATCGCGTCCCAGTCCGGATCGTCCTCCCCGCCGAGGTCTTCCTGCTTGTAGTTTTCATATGTCATCTCAGCCAGATCCGTATCCGTCAGCTGATCGAGCGGAATCCCGTACATTGTTTACGCCTCCAGTCCGTAGTATTCCCGGATCGTCCTGTCCACCAGGGCCAGATCGTTCGGGATCAGGTCATCGCTGAACATCTCCATGGGAGTTTTCACCGGGTCGTTGCCGGTGCTGTGCGTCCGGAACCACCAGCCCTCCTGGTTGTGCTCCGTTTTCATCACGATGTCGAAGCACCCCTCGACTGTCAGTTTCTCGTCCAGCATCCGCCCGATGGTTTTTGCCTTCAGCCTGCCGGTCACGTCATCGGTCTGCGTATGGTGCAGGAAGTAGACGATCACGTCACCCGGGCATCCGATGTTCACCCAGTGGATCAGGTTTCTGAAATTCAACGCGATTTGCGTAAATTTGTCGTATCCCTTCTCGTTGGCCCGGTCGAAGAACTCGTTCACCAGCAGGTACTGGCTGTCATCGATCACGTACCTTTTCAGCTTGTGCTCCTGCAGGGCCTTCGTGATGTGGCCGTATGTCGCCTGGGGCACCACCTTCGGGAACTTCGTCCGGAAGGGGAGCCGCTGCTTCTCAACCATGAAGATGGCCGTGCTGTCAGGATCCATCGTGCGAATCGCGGTGGTCTTGCCGCTGCCGCTTTCGCCCAGAATCAGAACCGGAATGCCCATTATTCTTCCTCCTTCTTCTCATCGCCGGATCCGGCGAAATGCCGGTCAATGGCTCCTGCCAGAATGTACATACCCTCGATGGTGGCGATCTTCACCTCTGCCGAAGCCTCCTCCCAGTAAGGAGCGGCTGCGTGGATGATCATGCTGACCTCGTCGAACAACACCTGCTGCACGATCTCTCTGAACTCATGCGGGAAATAAAACTTGTCCTCCATTTTCTTTTCTCCCTTTCTGTGCTACAATGAGCACGTATCCTCCACTCTTTGCCGGTGCTGACCCTCTTCATCATCCCGTCAGCGCCGGTATTTTCTTTTCCGCTGCGGCGGGTATCCGGTTTCCATCCGCCGGATGATCTCGATGCTCTTCCAGATATGCGGGGCCACGCTGTCATATGCGCTGTACCGCACGGTGTGGCCATCCTCGAAGCACACCCGGATCATGCCGGGGTACTTGCAGCCGTCTCCGTCGTATCCGATCACCGCAGGTGTGCCGATGATCTTGGGCCGATCCATTCCATTCACCTCCTTTCAGTGGATCCCGGCGGCGGCCACCAGGATGAAGAAACTGGCCACCGGCAGCGCGATCCGCACCACGCTGAACAGCCACTGCTCATCCTGTTCCGCCTCCGTCATCCGCACCCGGATCACCCGGCCATCCGCCGTCCTGAACCGCTTCACGCCTTCCATGCTCATCCTCCTATCTTTGGCCTGACCTTTGGAATGATGAATCTGCCGCCGGTGGGAACCGGGTGCATCTGCATCCGTTTTCCTTTCGCCCGGGCTTTCTGCTCTGTGATGGTTTGCAGCGGCTCGTACGTCCGCGAAACCTCCCACGCGACCAGGGCGCTCTCCGTCACCCGGAGCGGCTTTTCCATGTGCTCCATCTGCCGCATGTACCGGCTGGCGGTTTTCTCGCTCTTGCCGTACCGCGTGGCAATGTCCTTAACAGTCAACAGTCGATCCATAGTCGCCTCCTTTCTCTCTCCTTGTCAGTCTGATCTTCACAGTTCTTTGCACCACCGTTGTTTTTCAATGCCTACAGGATATTTCTGCTTGCTTTCAAGCAAAGACATCTGAACGGGTCGCTGCTTTGTTCGCATACAGTTTTCCCACGTAGCCCCACCTACATGATCCGCTTCCATATGCCATCCGCTGGCCCTCAGGCTGGCCCCGTTTTCCGTTTCAAGGATGTACGTGATAATCTTTTCATATCCCATTTCCTTTGCGATTCTGGCACATCTGGAATAAAGGAATGAGCATGCGTTTTCGGTTCCGTCCGTGCATAGCCGTGTCACTTCAATCGTCTTTCCGTCATTCAAATGCCGCGCTACGGGTCTTCCGCACTGTGCGACACCGATCAGTTTCCCGTCATCGTTCACTACGCCGATTCGGAACTTGTCCCTGACTGACGCAGTGTGGTGCCGGTGAAGCCGGTTGATGTATTCCTGGCATTCTTTCAAATCAATCGGTACCGCTTTCATTTGCACTTCTCCTGAACAACATTGCTGCCTTTAACAGTCAGCAGCCGTTCCATGGTCTCCTCCTTCATTCTCTCCCTTCGGCATAAGCTCCGGGAAGAATACCCTGATGAACTCCCTCGCAGAGCTGATCCGCAGTACAATCGTCATCTCCCTGATCTCCTTGCTGGTCGGCAGCTGCTGGCCGTTGACGATCCGGCTGGCCTTCTTCCTGTCCCACCGGATCGCCCTGGCAAAGGCTGAGATGCTGTCGTACCTGCCGAACACCTTGCTGCGCAATACGTTTTCCTCCATGGTGCGCACTCCTTTCAGGCCAGCGGATCCGGAATGATCCTGGGAATCTGTACAGTGGCCGTCTCAGGGCCGAAATAACACGAAACGTGTTGTTCTTGTGGATAAAAAATAGCCTCCACTGTGAGTCCGTAATGTTTGGCGATGCGAATCTTGATTTCATCCCGGGGGACTCGCGCACCGCTCTCATACATGGCAATTGCACTCTGGCTGATGCCAATGGACTCCGCAGCTTCGGCTAACGTTTCGCCTTTTTGTTCTCTAAGGCCCTTCATTATGATTCCGATTTGCGATGGATCAAAACTGGCGTAATTCATTTTCTCGACCTCCTTTCCTCACGAATCGTGATGATTATAGCAAAACTCTTCGCCTGTGTCAACACGTTACGTGAAGATTTGTGACACAATTTTCACAGAACGTGTGAAAAACACCCCTATTTTTTCACGAAATGTGAAAATGGTGTTGTGTTTTTTCACGTTTCGTGATAGTATTTTATCCCAACATTATAGGAAAGGAGCGGAAAAATGGGAAAGAAGGAAGACGTTGGCCTCAGGATCAGAACAATGCGCCTGAGCAGAAAAATGACGCAGGCAGATCTGGCTAAGGCAATCGGGCAGTCTGCCTCCAGTATAACAATGTATGAAACAGGGAGAAGAGAACCGGAATTTGAGGTTCTGGAAGCGCTGGCTGACGTCTTCAATGTTCCTCTGGTTGCTCTGTTGACAGATGATGCTGCAGTTCTTCCGCAAAGCGTGATGAGCACGGTCGATATGAAGCCGCAGCACATCCCCTTGATCGGAGAGGTTGCCGCTGGCCAGCCGATCACAGCAGAGGAGTCCTACGACGTCTACGTGGACTCTCCGGTGAAGGCCGACTATGCGCTGCGGGTGAAGGGTGACAGCATGAGCCCGACCTATCTGGACGGCGACGTGGTGTATATCCGAATGGTGGAGAGCGTCCCGGAGGGAACGGTCGCGGTTGTCCTGTTGGATAACGATGCCTGCCTTAAGCATGTTTACTACATCCCGAACGGGGTGCAGCTGGTCAGCGACAATCCGGCCTACCCGCCGATGA